TTAATGAAAGCTATTTCCCTGACATTCTGAAGAGGCTGGATGAAATGATTCAATGGCAGAATTAAAGATTTCGCCATTGAAAATTTTTACTGAAAAATTCGGGCGTAGAATGGATTTTAATTCAGTCCTTTACGTCTATGCACTATTCGATGCGGCAGTATCAAGTACCTGTACTGCTTGCATGTAGTTCATCCATGCCGTAAGCAATGCCTCCCAAGGTCAGCGTGTAACCCGTGCAGTAAGCGGTCTGCGTTTGTCGAGCACCACGTCAGCGGAAGGCTTGATAAGGTTGACGCGCTGCACGCTCTCAACGTGTATGGCGGCATAGAGCGCAGACAGGCGAATGGTCGCGGCCAAGTCGTTTTTGCGCGATAACGTATGCGGTGAGCTTCGCCTCAAAGGCACTCTATAGTCAGCCGACATAATCTGCAGGCGCAGCTCCTCGTTTTGCGCCTGGTCAATCAGCGTGGACAAAGAGAACCATACTGGCGGTGCATCACCCTGGTACCGACAGGGGTCAGCAGAATGTCACGCACGGATTGCCGGATGTAATCGAGGTCGGTCAGCATGTCGCCGATTTCTCGGCCCATGCCGATATATTATACGGTTCTCATACTGGCGCTCCCGTTTTTCCATCTTTGTCGCCCGGATATAAATGCGAACGCCGTACCTTGCCGTTGGAGGAAAGATTGCCGCCGGTATGCGTAACACCTCCATTCATCGCGCCTCTTGGGTGACTTACAGCTGTGCAGTTTTGAGTAGCGCTGTGCATTCCACTTCTGGCGAGTCAAACAGGATTTTTACCGCCGCTTTGATGGTTACCGTCTTTATTCCGGTTGCGGTCAGCGCGCCGGTTTACGGTTCGTACTCGATCACCGCGCCGTCAGGAAACGACCATTACAGCGCATCGGCCAAGGCAAACAGAACAGGGTATGATCTGAGTAATGCCCGGAAGCACTAGACCGGTATCGAGTTCGCCGCCCAGGCACAGAATGAGAACCTGCTCACCAACTGACGGCGCACTTCAAGAACGGGTTTTACACGCGCGGGCGCTCAGCCACTACAACCAGTGCAGCTAGTTGGTTGTGTTTTTCCTGTAGCGACACGGCATAGAACGCCATCAAGATTGACGGCCTATACGGTTCCGATGAGGATCAGGTTGCGCAGCAGGCGCTGAATTTCTGCGAGTTGTTCGTATGATTTCATAAAGTGAAGCATGCTTCATTTGAAAACATGCTTCACTACAAGAGTGTTTGACTACCGACTACCAGGCACAGTTTGGCTATTTAGTGTTTTTACCGTTTTTCTGTGGCTTAGCTACGTTAGGGTTTAATGCAGGTACTTCACGAACAATATCAGTGTTCAGTCTTTTTATTATTGGCTCCAAAGAGAAATCCTTAAATCTTAAATAAACACTCGAAATGTAATTTTTAATTTCATCCGCATTTGTTAAATCAAATGCTTTTGAAGTCCACTTTGCATATTCTTTTAGGGCTATTTCTTTATCCCAATCTGTTGTCTTAAATGCTATGAAGGTTGTTAGAATGGCAATTCTTGTCTCTGATATAAAAAAAAGCCAAATACATTCACATGAATTAATGTTGGGGAATCTCCTCTCAGCTTTACTAATAATATTGCAGAAAGGTATTTCGGTTGTATTTGTTATATCGGTACATACTTCCTCGTCTACTTCCTTATACTCATATTCAGCAGGGACCCCCATTACCGACATTGTTATGAGGTTATGAATTCCTTGCTTACGGACTTGTTTCTTTACTTTGTGTGTTTCCCAATAAGGAGCTACAAAAAAATCATCTGAAGAAGACTTCAACCATTCCGCTGCATGGGTTAATTTTGGCAACGATGAGTTGTATTGGTTTGTTATGTGACTTAGCTGGAAAAGTTCTTTTGCATCATGGTCTTCAAATTTTTCCTTTGATTTTATCATATCCTCTATTTCAAGTAGCAAATGTATAGCACTATCTTTATCGAGATATCTTTTAGCATCTGCTTTTATTTTTTCGAGTAGAGATGCCAATGATGCCTTGTTAGTATCAGGGATTAAATCAAGGTTTGCACTTAAAGTTTTATTTATCAATTCCTTTAAAGCTACATCTACAGAAATAAATGTTTCTGTAAAGTTTGCCTGGCTAATAAATAAAGGAGTTTGGTTCTTGTTACCTTGGAATGAATCAGAAACATAGTCCATTATTTCTTTATACCTTATCTCTCCCGAGTTACATGAGGTTATTGCCTCGACTATGTATCGAGTAAAATAGCTAATTAAAGGTGAGGCATATGAGTTTTGGTCACTATTAGAGGACAGCATAAAGTAACACTTACTCAGCTCTTTAATTTTCTGTTTCATGAGCTTTTCTAACTCATGATCCGCACTCTTGATATAGTCCACTCCGGATTGACATGCATCAACAATCTTAATGGTCAATTCTGGAGATAAACTTCTTATAAGCTGATCTAACTCACTATTTTCAAGAGATGTTTGTTTTAGTTTTTGAGTGTCTGCGTCACTTAATGCGTAGTGAAATTCATTGTTCGCAAACAACCCATGACCGCTAAAATAAAAAAACAACTCTTCAATGTCATTACCTCTATTCTCGGTAATGAATTTTGTAATGGCAGGCTTGACAATATAACTATTTGTGTTTTCAGAGAGATAAAGAATCTTATCAAACTTTCCAGATTGACTGACTATATTATTTATTATACTTGCATCATTTTTACAAGCTGGAAGTGAGCTAACTAGGCTGTAATCACTAACTCCAATAACTATAGCTAATCTCATGTTGCATTCTCTTTAAGTATAAAAAGCTAGTTTATACTTTTGAAAAGGATTATTTCAATCATTTTTAAATCGTTATAATTTATACCTAATAAAGCCCTTGCTTCATATTTTACTTCTTTACGAGTATTACTCGGCCGGTCGCGTAACCAGTAATGATGCACGCGGGCCATGCGCTACACGTTACCCGCAAACTCGATCGAGGTCTTTTTCGGGCTGGCCTGCGTCTTCATGTATTTAGCGGTGCGCAGCTTTGCGAACATCTCGCGTTTTATGCGGCCCTTTTTGCTGCGCACTGGCTGCGTTTTTAGAGCTTTAAAGGGCGTCCCGTCAGGTGCCTGCTGTTGCTTGATGTTCTACTGTTGACTCGCGCGCAGCTTGCGGGCAATGCTGCTCGCCATCTCTTTACATGCCGGGGCTGACAGGCTGCTGATAAGCGCCACCAGGCGACCATTTACCAGCTGCAGGTCGCTCATGACTGCCACTCGCTCATAAGCTCGCCCTTAACATAAAGCTGCACCAGCCGGGCGTCATTCAACGGCTGAGGGGGCTCGCCGACGTGAGTCACATGCAGCCCGTGGTCTGCCTGCTTCAAGATCACGTGCTCGCTCAGCTGCAGCTCAATGCTGATATCGCTGGCCGTGTCACTGATAACATCCGCCTGAAAAGTAAACCCCGTCCGGCGCTTTTCCTCGGTTGCCATAATGTCGGGTTCATTCGTCCGCAGCCATGCCAACAGCGGCACGATCAGCAGGTAGATGTTACCAGCGTAGTCGGTAATGACCATGTTAAACCGATATTGGTATTGAATCGACAGCGAGCTGGCGAACGTCGAGACGATGCGCCCGCTGTCGATAAACACGCTGAGCGCGTCAGGGTTTCGCTGCAGTTACGGCACGCTGTCGGTCAGTGTCTAACGCAGCAGTTATGGTTTCAGCATCGGATTGTTCCTGGCAGTCTTTGATGATTTCGACCTGCAGCCCGCAGGCGGCGAGCGCGGCCTGCGGGCTGGCGATTATTCGCCGCCAGATCGCCCGCCGTTTTAAGGCTGTTTCTCGGCACCGGGCAGCTTGTCACGCGCGGACAGCCTGAATGCGTGCATGTACTACCATTGCGGCCAGCGTTAAACAGCGAATACCGCTATTAACATTCTGCAGCAGGCCGCGTTTACAGTTGGCGGTCATAGGTTCTTAAGAGATTGCGCCAGCTGCTAACTGGCCTACTTCTGCGGTGGCTTTCATGACATACAAGGGGAATTTTTCATCTGCGACTTCGTTTACCGGCACGCAGGGGAGGCACTGTATTTGCGCCAGCAGGCCATCAACTAACGTTGCATCCTCAGTGACATCGGTAAGGGCTAAGACCTCTATGACGGTAAGCTGATGTGGCTGGTCTGGATTCAGCTTATTACGCAGCGTTTGCGCACGCATGCCACACTGCTTAGCGACGTCTTCCATGTTGTGAGCTAACGCGAATTTGCGACAGGCATCGTCGTAACGTGTATGGGTAGAAACCTTGAAATCAAACATGCTCAGATCCTTCTTAACTTGCAAAATCAAGTTATGGTTTGATGTAGCGGCATTTGATTGCCTGCTGGCGGTTCTTTTCACGCCATGCAGCAACATTGATAAGCGGATTGCCATGTTTCGTCATGGTGGTTTCTACCACTTCGCCTGTCTTACGATTGGTGCGGTGCTGCGTATAGGTGAAAGATGGTATAGGGGCGAGCAGCACAACCCCGTTAGCAATCCATCTTTCCAGCACTGACAGGCTGATACGGTTGGCTATAGCAAAGTCCTGCTTAGACATTGTTGGGGATGTAGCCAGCGTTACTGCTTTGTTTACAGCGTCGTTCACTGCTTCGCTGATGGCTGGCATCAAAATCGCTGCGACATTGGCAATAAAATCTTGAGATTGCACTAAGTCAAATGCGCTCTGACTGTTTGCATTTTCAGTATGCATAACGCAGTATCTCCTGTTAGTTAAACGTGTTCTATGGTGTTACATGTGGTATGGATACACTTTAGGTCCGTTTTTCTTACCTATAAATAAGAAAATCAAATTTAAGGTTGTTGAATGCGCATTGAAAACGCTGTTGTTGCGGAAGTTTTAGAGCGGATGCTGTCTGCGTATGGCTTTAGCATGCAGAAAGAATTAGCAGAGCATCTTGACATAGCAAAAAGCAATGTCGCTGGCTGGATACAGCGTGGACAGGTACCGGGTAATGCTATTATTCAGTGTGTTTTAGACACCGGAGCTGATCTTAACTGGATAATTAATGGCGAATTTGAAAAAGCAAGCTCGAGTAATTCCGCTTTAAGTGCCAAAGGTAAAAAACTATATGATAAAGTAATTGCTAATGGCGGAAGGGTTGTTCTTCAGCGCATTCTTGATGCCTATGGTTTTACAACGCAAAAACAACTTTGTGATTTATTTGATATGTCTTCAGGAACAGTCAGTACGTGGATCCGTAGGAACTATTTTCCTGGCGATATAGTAGTTACTTGTGCTCTTGATACAGGAGCTAATTTAGAATGGTTAGTATTAGGCAATAATTCAAAGCATCTTCCATCTGATGATATACAGCATTCCTGCATTCAACGAATTACAAAATACCGTTTGGAGTCAGGTAAATTAAAAGAAGCTGGCAATTTTTATGCAGATAACACATTTCTTAATAACTCACCTAAAGAACCCATTTATATAGAGGGGATAAATAATTGCTGGTTTGTTGATAGAAGCCAAAATAATTTGAGTAACGGGAAGTGGGTCATATCAATTGATGGAGCTTTAGATGTTTTCGATGTTGTTAAAATCCCTAGAAATAATGTCAGGTTAATTAAATCTGAAATAGAATTTGAATGTTCAGAAAGTGAAATAGATGTTTACGGAGTGGTTTTTTTTACTATGCATAGGCACATTTAATGTTCTTAACTAAAAATTAAATGAGGGTGTTAGAATGAAGAAAATTGTTGAAATGGAGTACGTCTTTCCTGATGCTGAAAACTACAGAAGACGTGAATTTAAGGACGCTTTCAATAGAACATTTCTAGTGGATGAGTATATAGACGAGTTGCTTAAGCCTGAAAAAAGTTTTTTAATGGGCGAAAAAGGTACTGGAAAAACAGCATATGCAGTATATCTAAGCAACAATAAGTATAAAAATACAGCATCAGAGCTAAAATTTATACGAGAAACGGAGTATCAGAAATTTGTATCATTAAAAAAAGAGAAACATTTAGACCTTTCTGACTATACCAATATTTGGAGGGTTATATTATTACTTCTTCTTGCTAAACAAGTTGCTGAGAATGAACCTTCAATAATACCTAAATTCATAAAATTCAAGACGTTAAACAATGCAATTGATGAATATTATTATAATGCATTTAGTCCTGAAATAATTCATGCGCTAAACTTTGTCCAAGAGGCAAAAGCTGCGGCTGAAATCATGAATAAATTTGCAAAGGCAAGTGGCGAGATAAAAGAAACAAGTTCATTCTCTGAAAGCAGGTTTCAAACCAACTTGTTGTATATACAGTCAAATTTCGAAAAGGCATTTCAAGAGATAAAGCTTTCTGAAAATCATATTCTATTTATTGATGGGATTGATATTCGTCCGCATGCAATAGATTATGAGGAGTATTTAGACTGCGTAAAAGGCCTTGCAAATGCGATCTGGCAACTAAATAACGATTTCTTCCCTTCTATACGAGATTCAAAGGGAAGGTTGCGCGTGATATTACTCATTAGACCGGATATTTTTACATCAACAGGTTTACAAAATCAAAACACAAAGCTAAGAACCAACACTGTCATGCTTGATTGGCGTACCACGTATGAAAATTTTAGTAGTTCTAAATTATACAGGATGGCATGCAAGCTTTTACATTCACAGCAAGAAAAGAGCGTCGCACAAATTAAGACGCCAGAAGAAGTTTGGGAACATTATTTCCCTTATGAAATAAAGTCATCGTTTCACACGGATAAAGCTTTCATCGGATTCTTGAGAAATTCTTTCTACCGCCCACGTGACATTATAATGATGTTATTTTTCTTACAAGAAAATTGTAAAGAAAAAGGAGAGTTAAAAAAAGACTCATTTAATGTCGAAGATTTTGATAATAGTGATTTCAAAAGAAAGCTTGCGGATTATTTGCTTTCAGAAATAAAAGATCAAATTTCATTTTATTATAATGACCAAGATTACGAATTGTTTATTAAGTTTTTTGAATATCTTAACGGCAGCGTTAGGTTTAATCAGGATGAATTTCAAGAAGCATATAAAAACCTCACTGAATATGTAAAATCATCAGGTTATGAAACTCCAAAGTTCATGGATTCAGCAAATAAATTTTTACAATTCATATATGAATTGAATATTATAAGTTTTATTGAAGACATTGAAGGACATAAACCACTGATACATTGGTGTTTCCGTGACCGTAGCTTTGCTAATATCGCTCCTAAAGTAAAACTTAATGCTCGTTATGAAATTTTCTATGGATTAGCTAGGGCTGTTAACACTGGTAAGAAGAGGCTCGCTCAAGGAGAGGCGCAGAAACATCAAGTCCATCGTAAAAGAAGAAGAAGAAGTAAATCTTCACCCAGTCAAAATTAAATTACAGGCACATGGATGTGCCTTAAAAGTGTTAGCTTTTTAGTCGCCACGTGGTCGCCATTACTTAGTATAAGTAATTGATATTTATGGTGTTTTAAAGTATCGGTCTTTTTTATGTGCAATGTTCAGAAACTACTCCAGAGTGCCTGAAGAAGATAAATTACTGCAGAGGGTAAGAGATTAACGTTTTCCGCCCTTGTCCTCTGGAAGTGGCAGCAACAAACTGAAGAGACAGACGCCTGCGTTTGCAGGCGTGAATTATTTACCCAACCAGCGTCCGGCCTGTGCAGACTCAATTAACAGACGAATAGTCAGCGGATCGTGCGGCGCATTGAAATCTTCCGGGAAATATTCGGCAAACGTGATAGTACTGGGATTAATGCCAAATGTTTCAGCATACCGCTCTAGCAATTCATACGCGTCAAGAGGATCCATGCGAAAGTCATTGTTCAGATCGG